ATTGCAGAATCGCTAACGCCTATTTGCGTAGAACCCGCAACAGTGGCGGTGGGAGTAGCTCCCTGACCGCCCTTGATTTCTACATAGACCAGAGCACTGGTTGAAATACGAGCTAGCGAAACACCTGTAGGACAAGCTCCAGAACGTGTAGCGCCTGAAGATGTGGTGGCAGCCAAGTTTTCGCTTGAATTTACCCGGTAAAAATTATTTTGTATTGCCATGATTGCGGTTCCTTTATCCCGACGCTTTTACTCGTTCTCCAGAGGACATTTCGTAACCTAGTTCTATCCCCTTCAGTTTAAGTTCTTCCTGTTTCAACGCTAGTGTTTGTTCTATTTCCATACGCTCCAGCTGCACCTTGGCCACTTTTACCTGCGCTTCCTGCATCGAAGCTTCTGCCTCTTTCATACTTGCCTGAGCGGTCATAAGCATTGCCTGTGATTGGGCCTGAGCTGCCTGTTCCTGCAAGCTAGGTTCTTGCTGCTCGGGCGGCGGAGGCGCTGTGATAAACTTGTCCACATTTTTGATACCCATTTCTTCAGCGATCTCTCGCATCAACGAGTATATATTCTGTGGAGTGACTAGCCCCTGCGTCTGCTGAGCGACCTTTTCCACCAGTGCTGCGTAGGAGGAGAGGTTATTCATGCGAATATCCTGATCTCCGTACCCCAAGCCTACCTCTATGTCTACATCCAGGTCTTCGCGCCAGCTGGCAGGGTCTATCTCAACGTAGGTGTTATCCACTCGGATAACTTTATCATTACTCTCGTAGCGTTGTACTAAGTTGTATATAGCCTTGAACATACTCTTCACGCCGGTATCGGCAAATATTCTGGCTATCAGCTCCAGGCGGCCCTGCGCGTTGGTCAGCGCACCTGTAATAGCTCCTGCTGTTACGTGCGACTTTAGAACATCTGCCGGTAACCCCTGAGTGGACGGGTTTACTCCTGTACGTCCTGCTTTTATAGTGTCCCAGTACTCCAGCATCTTGAAGCTATAGTCTTGCAGAGCCGGGGTCTGGATAGGAGATAAAGCGTTGGGGGATCTGGTTCGTACTATCCCTCCGGGTCTGCTGGTCAGCAGGTCGTCTATATTGACCTGACCTTCTACTACTTGGAACCTACCGTTGTTTGCCAAGTACATATTGTCTAGCAGGTTTCGAGTCAGAGTGCTCCTGATAAGCTGAACATCTTCTATCGTTTCGGCTACCGACAGTCCGAAGAACTTGTGCGGTATCGGTATGGGGCAAACTGTGCTGAACGGAACTTCACTGACCGGCTCGTTATCCAGTATAGTATCTCCGCCGTGTATAATCTTGCGTAAGGTGGATACTCCGTCGTCGTAGATGTCGCACCTTAAATATGACTCGAAGATTTCCACCAGTTCTTCAGCTGGGCCTCGGGCTTGTTCGGGGGAAATGTCTGTACCGTCGTAGCCGTGACGCGCCATAAATACAGGGTTGGTGGTTATATTATCAGCTGAGCCGGAGTATGACGGTAGGTCGTCCACATCTTTCGCGTCAAACCCCATCATCTTTAGTTCAGAGCGGGACTTGTAGGAGCGGTGACAGATAAATCTGGCATCCTCCAGCGTCTTGGCCCCTTTGTTGATAAGGAACTCTTCCGGGGGTACGTTCTCCACCGTGACCTTACCGCCCGGAGTTGTACGGACAAATACCGCGTCGTGCACGGGTATTTCTACGTTGACCGCCTCCTGCGTTTGCGGGTCTAGGGTCTGCTCTGTGAGTGTTCGCTCGGTGTGCTGCTGTAGCTCTAGCTCGTCGTTCTGTTCGAGCAGTTCGAACTCACCTTGGGTAAGGTTTTCGTATTCTTCTGTGCTGGTGTCTTCTACCTCTTCCCAGTAGTGCTTGACAATTCCCGTCTTTAGCATTAGCGCATCGAGGAAGAAATTGTACAGTATCATAAACCCGTTGTTCTGCTTGTAGAAAACGTGGTTCACGTACTTGGTCGCTTGAGATGCTACTTCTTCGTCTTCCGGGCCTACGGGCAGGAACTTGACTACCTTGTCTCCAGCTGTGAACACGCGCATCAGGGATGGCATCATCCACATCAGGGTGTCCTGCACGTCGGTGATGACTACCTGAGAGCGCCCGTCCTCCTCGTTGCCGAAGGGTTCTCCGTAGAAGTACTCCATCGCTTTCTCGCGCTGGATGCTTATCTCGGAATCCAGGTATCCTGAGCTGCCGGTAACTTCGCCGTGTATTAGAGAGAGAATCTCTTGGTCTGATAATGTTGCCATCGCGCTACGATTTCCGACTTCGTTTCATTCGCTTCTTACCCTTGCTTGCGTAAATAGCTCTACACTGACGATCTGCCTTTGTTCTTTTTCGGTAAACCGTTCCGACGCTTCCGCACTTGTAACCCCCATTTACTCTTCGTACCGGCATTTTTCTTCTTCCCTCTGGGCGAGTGTGGTACAACGCCTTCTAGTAAAACTCCGAAGGGGCCTTCCTGCTGCTTCTTGCGCTCAGGGTGTATGATAGCGGCCATACGATCTAGGGTGCGCTCGTTGTCCCAGCGTGTCATCAGTAACCCTTCTTGCCTTTCTTCTTCTTAGCCATCACAGTACCCCCTACGGGAAGCTAATTCTAGGATTTCTACGAAGTGCAAACGGGTTTGATCTACCAGCCCTACGATTTGCTCTTTCAGCGTGTCTTCGTATTACAGGGGCGTTCATAGGAATTGTCCCTAGGCCCGGAATCTGTCTACCTGCTAAACCACTTACTAGACGGTTAGTACCTCTCCCCAACGTAAACTGCTGGTTTTCATACATAGCTTTGAATAAAGCATTATTTGCTTTTAACTGCTCCGTAGCTTTCTCATCTACTCTCCCAGAGGCACGATCTATAACTTGTATTCTTGTGCCGCTCGTGCCCTTCTTCTTCTTAGCCATCACACTACCCCCACGTTGTTATACTCTATCTCGGTTTCAAAGCCGTACTTTCGGAACAAGGTCTTGGACTTCAACCGTTCTCCAAAGCGTTCCACACTCAGGGCGGCGTAGCGCAAGGCGCTTAGCAAGTCGTCCTTAATAGGCACTACCTTCCCGTTCTTGCGGTGGTAGAGGCGCATCTCCTCCATAGTCTCTGTACAACTCTCGAAAATCTTCAGCCGGTCTGTCTCAAAGCGCTGGAGCAGGATGCTTATACCTGCCTCTACAGAGTTATTACCTGTAAGCTTGCCATCAGCTGGTGGGTTGCTGAAGTGCTCGGGCAGCATATAGACACCCAAGTCTCTATACTGCTGCGCCAGCTGTACCCCGCTCCCCTTATCGTGCTGGAGCCCGTCGTGCGGGAACGCTACTGGTATGCTGGGCGTGCGGGCGTTCAGGACTGCTGCGTGCGCTATGGGTGTCTCCTTGCTCCTGCGGTACTCGTCGTAGATGTAGATTACATCGTTATCAGGGTCAAAAGCCGCCCAAGATATAGCAGTGGGGTGGTCGAAGCCGAAATCAACAGCAGCAATAACAGGGTAGTGGCGAGGTAGGTCAAAGTCTTCGCAAATAATGTCATCTTCCACTACTGGGTATATAAGCCCTGACCCAAATACAGGTATCCCCTTGGAGCGCATCTCGCGCTCGGCCGGTGAATAGACGGAGAGGAGTTGCTTCTTGGTCTTCTCGTCCAGGTGATCCACATCTTCCCAGGTGGCTGTGGACACCGATTGCCCCGGCTTCAGGTCGTTTAGGAACGCGCTTACCACGTTGGTCATCCCCTTCTCAGGGGTGAACGTCATGTAGACCACTCCGCTAGTGTCGGCGGTGCGCGTTATGCACTGAGAGAAAATCTCCTGCTTGGGTTCCTCGTCCAGCCATATAACATCCACCGCCTCGCCCATAAACTTTTCAAAGCCCTGTTCGTAAGCCTTGAAACTTATATGGCTGTTACGCCCTGACGTGTGGCGCACCAGAGCTGCGCTGTAGGCGTTGGGTACTCCCGGCTTGCGTATGGTTTCCGCGATGTTCTTCAGAGGTATGGCTCCTGTACCCTTCATCTGAGGGTCTTGCGGCGCTCCAAATAGCTCGCGCTGGATAATGTCTCTGGTGGTGTCGTTACTCTCTCCAGCGACCCATACGCGCACAGCCTTGTCAAACCTGCGCCCCTCCCACCAGCTGGGGTATTCTCCGGTGAGGTGGTAGGCAGTCTCGGCAGCTCCGCAGTAGGTCTTACCCACCCGATTAGCAGCCATCAGGATGCGCTGCCTACACTCCTCCCCGTCGCTGTGGAACTTACTCTGGTAAGGGTACGGCTTGTACCTCTTGATCCGAGTAGTTTCCACGCGGTGTTGCTTTTCGCGTAGCAGTTTAAGCGTTGCCACCTTATTCATTCAAGACTTCTTCTTTCTTGAATAAGACCACGTTATCGCTTGCAAGCTTCTCTATCTGGCGATCCAGCTCTGCGTCTGACAGCTCCGAGACTTCCTTTATGGTAGTCTCGCGCCGCTCTGTAGCGTCGTAGCCTGCTCGACTCAGGATGTCTCGGGCAGCGTTCAGCTTGACGTTCTCGCTCTCGCCGTGGCGCATCAGGTCTTCCAGCACGTTCAGGGCTAGCGTTGCTGTCTCTCCTACGCGCTGCTTAATCCTGTCCTCTATGTGGAGCCAGAGGTAGCGTTGTAGACGCTTGGAGCGGTGTTTGCTCTGGTCCTTGGAGTAGCCCGCTGCGCGGAACGCCTCTTCCGGCTCTAGCTTGTTATCTACCAAGTTGAGGACGTAGGACGCCTCCTTCTCGGTGAGGGGGCCGGGGAACGGCTTGGGTTCTGTAGGGCTGGGGTATTTACCGCGCATCAGAATTTAATTTCCTGTTCTACGAAGAACGTACCTGTTCTGTTGAAGGGTACGCCATCTACGGTGCCTGTTTTGAAGAAGTTAGGTACAATACCTGTCTGTCTCTCCCACGCTACTTTAAAACTATGACCCACCCTTGTCTTCCGCTTCAGGAATAGGCGCAAGCTTGTCAAAGAGTTATTATCAGCGTTGAAGTTATACCTGTACCCTGCTGACCATCCGGGGAGCGTGCTGTACCCTCTGTGAGGGAGAGGTGCTAGGGGTAGTGGTAGCGGTAGGTCTTTGACTATGACAGGAGCTGGTAGTTTGATCTCGGTTGGGGAATCAGATGCCAGGGCGGTGGCTGAAAACGACAGGGACAGAGATATCAGGCAAACGGGTAGCAAAGTCCTAAGAATCATCAGCAGCGCTCTCCTCTTTAAACTTCAGGGCTTTCTTAACAGTGTCCTTGCTCTCCTTGCAGAGTACCGAGAACGGGAACACGTTTCGATCTCCGAAGGACGGCTTGGCTCCAGCTTCGTAACTGGCAAATGTTCGTAAGTATCTTTTCCCGTCTTGGTCAAAGGTGTCGTAGAGGTACCCCTCGGTAGTTATCAGGGCGCAGGTAAGTTCCTCAAAGTCTTCCACCCCTACCGTGGTACAGTCTCCTGCTATGTCCATCCAGTGTATCTTCACCCTGGGGTACTTTTTACTACCTAGTTCTATATGTTCCATAGTAAATAGTACCTATAGTGTACTAGCATTGTACTCTATTTTAGATGTGCTGTCAAGTTTTTTCTACCTTTTCCCAAAAATGGACGAGTAGGACTATTAATATATAAGTACCCGTGGGGGGGTCATGACCTTTTTTGTTCCTCATTTGTTCTACCGTGGACAAACCGAGAACGAAACGAGAACAAACTTGGTAGAACAAAGCAAGAACAAACGCGACCGCCTTGCCAAATGTGGCAACATTGTTGCAACAGTGTGTTATATATGCTACACGATTGCTGGGCCTTAGAGCTATGCCACAGCGTGTCTAGCACTTGGCTGGTACCTAGTACCAAGCTTGTACCAATGGTGGTCTAGTGGCTCTTATATTGGTTCCAATGGTGGTTCAAATGTTTTACAAGGGTGCGAGAGGGTGCGAGTAAGAT